GAGTGATACCACATGTACAAATACATGATGAACTTGATATATCAGTATCAAGCCCTGCTCACGCAGAGAAAATTATTGGCATTATGGAAGAAGCGGTTAAGCTACAAGTCCCGAACAAAGTAGATTATGAAAAAGGAGACAGTTGGGGTGACATCAAATGATAAAACAGAGATTACACTGGGTGTATGTGATGGCTGCAACAACTATGTTCCTTTCGTAAGATTAAGAGACAGAAAAAATTCCAGGACTTTCAAGTGTTTATCGTGCAAGCACGAATATGTGCAGTTGGTAAACGGCAAGATACAGTTTATGCACATAGAAGAGGTTTATAAATTAGGTGGATAGCTGCCCGCCTCGAGAATGAGACGAGCAGGCATTGAAAGGTGTGTGAAGATTTCTTTAAAATAAATTAAAATAAACTATTGTCAAATACTATATTTGACATATATAATCCCATATAATAATATAACAATTGTGGGTATGGCCCTGGAGAGACCTGGGGCCTCAACCGGATGCTCGGACCATTGCAAAACCTGGTGCCCTGCCCACATAGAAAAGGAAAGAAAATGCCAGACATAAGCAAGTTTAAATCAGTGTCAGTATCAAAAGATACATACTCAAAGCTCACTGATCTAGCACAAAACAGGTTTGAAGTACCTGTAAGTGTACAGAAAGTCATAGAATTTTTATTACAGAAAGAGATGAAAAAGAAAAATGGTAGATCTAACGGGAAATCACGAGGTTAAAGCCATATGCCCACGTTGTATGGGCAACGGCTACATCAAAGTATTTAGTGAATTTATCAAGAAAAAAGAACTTGACTGTCCGCAATGTGACAGCCAAGGTTGGGTTATGTTGCCAGCGAATCAATGTAGAAGAAACGTTGAGGGCGGCATAGAACCAAAGTGGATGAAGACGGGGGAGACTATATGAAAAATATAAATAAACGTATTGACAACGTCATGAAAGTCATGAGAGAGGCCAAAGACTACGAGTGTAAAATGATTTGGAACAAACATTTACAGAAACTTTTTGATATAAGGAAAAGGAAAGCGTATGAAAGACTTCAAGATCAAGCTCGAATGGTACACTAGCAATGTGCTGGTGTGGATAGTTTTTGCAATATCGATAGGATTATTGATTGCAAATACTGTAACGATGTATACACTGTACAATGTCATTGAAACGATGTGGCACGAGATGGTGCAGATAAAAGAGACTAACAGTGCTCTGTACCAATTTATCGAGGAACATAGAAATGACTTTGATTAAGGAGAACAAAGGTGTGAGAAAAGAAATCCCTAACAGGATGTTGTGTGCTACTTTCGCTATTCCAATAGATGGGCGTAGAGTAGTTGGCACGTTAGATTATATTGCAGGTCCAAACGGGCTTACACCTATGGCTTTCTGGATTAAGATCAAGCCAACAGATTCCTATCTAGACCGAGAACTCAGAGCATCTGGAAAATTAATTTCTAGGTGTTTACAACACGGTGAGTCCTTGAAAGATTTAGTAGATACACTATCTCAAGATAATATAGCAGGGCATATGGCAAACTATTTACACAAGAATATGGAAGAAATTATACTTGGAAAACAACCAGATAAGAAACAACGGATGCTATCAACGGATCCGTATGCTATGAAAGAATGATGGACGAATTTGAAATAGAGTGGATACCGGAGGATACAGGAGCGCCGTACGAGGCCGATGATGTATTGCCGGAGATACCAATGCACACGATCGACAAGATCTGTAAAAGAAAATTTGGACACACCAACTGGGCCAGGTTTGATAAGATGACACCTGCAGAGCTAGCTGGCAATCCACACGAGTTTGATTATGAAAATGGGGTAATATATTTCAAGAATGCCTACATGGTATGAAGTTTGTAAAAAAGTATGTATATCCCAGAAGTACACGAGAAGCTATTGCAGGCCTTAGGCATTACGCAGTCGACGGACAAGAACAAAAACTCCCGTCAGTTACAACAGTTCTTGGACAAACGCAACCCAAAGAAAAACGAGAAAGCTTGGACCGATGGCGCAAACGAGTCGGTGCGCGCGAAGCTGAAAAAATTACGAGAGATGCTGCCATAAGAGGGACAGCAATGCACAAGTACCTAGAAGATCTAATCCTCGGACAGCGGTCCTTGGATCTGACACCATTGGGTCAAGAAGCTACGACTATGGCAGAAATAATCGTGGAACGTGGATTGAATGACTGTTCAGAGATTTATGGCACAGAGGCTGTCCTATATTACCCTGGTTTGTATGCAGGTAGCTGTGATCTGGTAGCCAAGTACCAGGACAAGGTCAGTATCATTGACTTTAAACAAACGAACAAACCGAAGCAAAGAGAGTGGATCGAGGATTATTTTCTACAGATGGGCGCCTATGGCATGGCTCATGATGCGGTATATGGTACCACAATAGAGCAAGGCATCATTATGATGTGCAGTAAAGATGGCTTTTATCAACAGTTTATGATAGAAGGAGAGGAGTTCAGACAAGCAAAACACAAATTTCTGGGGAGACTAAATGAATTCTACAGTATGGATAATAACAGCGCTGCTGTGGTTCGAAGCGACGACGGAGCCAAAGTATAGTGAATGGAATATCAAACAGTTCGAGGGCCGCGGAGCGTGCTTGGACTACATATTCTGGAACAAAGCAGAGCTGGTCGAGGGTCTGTACGACATACACCCCGAGCTGGACGGCAAACCTCTTACAACTTGGTCTTTCTTTTGCGAGGGCAGGAACATTGAGTTCGAAGAAGTGTGACATTTTTGCAACACTTCTTGCCACTGTATATAGAATATTTTTGACTAACAGTTACAAATTTTTTTACAAATCTAGAAATACACGTGGCAATGGCAAATTTAAGGTTAATGTATTGAAATATATACATAAAAGGCTTGCCAAGACAGATTTTTACCGTGGCAAGCGTGGCAAGAGTAGTCAATTTTTGGCAGTTTTACTGCATTCTTCGTGCGAGGACTTTTTCGTTCATTTTTTTTGGCATGGCAACCCCAAATATTTTATATATAGTAAAGCATGTCCAAGAAAGTAAAGATAACAGATTCATCTATCGTGCCGGCAAATGGTAGACCGGAAGAAGTAAAGGTGGGATACAGAACAATCAAAATAAAATACGTTAACCCAAACTTTATCATGGACGACATGATGGAGAGCTATGGTGAGTACAGGGCCAGAGAGGGAGTCATTTACATACAAGACTCACTGGTGCCACAGGAAAGGTGCAATACAACATGGCATGAAATTTTACATGCGGTAGTATATATAGCGGGGCTTAACCAAGCAAATGGCCCACTTAAAGAGGATGATGCAGAAGAACTTGTTGTAAATCAAGTATCTAACTTTATGATGGGTGTATACAGAGACAACCCGTGGTTGTTAGATATGCTTAAAAAACATTTAAATGACATCGATAACTGACGATATTCTTACCTGGTCTGAGAAATATTTAGAACCAAAGAACGAATATCTAGGCAACGTGCCGGTCTGTCCATATGCTCGCATGGCTAGGATGAAGAAAACATACAGGGTTTTAGAGTGTCATGATCATGATAAATTTCTTGACACAATACTAGAGGGTGTGGAGTTAGCAAAAGATCCAGAGATACAAATAGTTATAGTTGGCTGTGACGATATACAATACGAGGTAGAAGAGCTAAGCGCCATAATACATGCATATAATCTGGTATTTGTGCCACAGGATATATATTTGATGGGGTCACACCCGTACGACGAAGAGGACGAAGAGCCAATAGAGTTTTTAGATACAGGAGAGTGGGAGTCAGAAAACACCTTCATGATGATATTAATACAAAAGTTTGATGAATTAGAAAAAGCTAGTGACAATTTACGAAAGACTGGCTATTATGAGAAATGGCCTTCAGATTATTATGAGGGTACAGTTTTAAAACGACAATCTTATAGGAGATATAGAAATGGGAAAATTTCCTGATCTATCTGGAGATGGCAAAGTTACTCAAAAAGATATTCTGATGGGTAGAGGTGTTATCGCCAAGCCAAAAAAGAAAAAGGCAAAAGGAGGAAAAGTTATGCCGGCACATAAAGATAAAACCATGATGAAACGTGGTGGAATGGCTAAGAAGAAAGCCATGAAAAAGAAAAAGAAACGCGTTATGAAAAGAGGCGGCGGAATGATGAAACCTAAAATGATGGGTGGAGGCATGGCCAAGAAAAAAATGATGCGTGGTGGTAAGGTTAAAAAATAATGGCAAAGCGCCCAGGCTTATACGCAAACATCTTAGCTAAGAAACGTAGAATCAAAGCTGGCTCGAAAGAGAAGATGAGAAAAAAAGGAGCCAAGGGCGCGCCAACCGCAGCTAACTTTAAAAGAGCTGCACAAACTGCAAGGAAAAATAAATGACAAAACTTTGTCCAAGAGGAAAAGCAGCAGCTAAAAGAAAATTCAAAGTGTACCCAAGTGCGTATGCAAATGCGTATGCTTCAAAAATCTGCGCAGGTAAAATTAAAGATCCTTCTGGTGTAAAGAGAAAAGATTTCAGGGGTAAGAAAGCTAAAGGTGGTCTGATAGAAGCCACTAAAAGATTAAAAGCGCAGGGTTTAAAAAACGGTGGACGTGTAGCAAGAGGATGTGGTGCTATCATGGCTAATCGAAAAAAAGTAACGAAGTTCGCGTAACATGTCTGGGCACAAAGGACTAGACAAGTGGTTCAAACAAGATTGGGTAGACATAGGCTCCAAGAAAAAAGGTGGAGGCTTTGCAAAATGCGGTCGATCAAAACAAAAGAAAGATGCCAAAAGAAAATACCCTAAGTGTGTGCCAAGAGCAAAAGCAAACAGAATGACAGAGAGTCAAAGACGCTCTGCTGTTTCTAGAAAAAGATCAAAAGCACAAGGGGTTGGCGGCAAACCAACTAATGTAAAAACATTTGCAGGTAGAAAAAAAGCAGCTGATGGAGGTTACATTGGTTCTTTTATAGAACTAAATGTTGATGGTCAAAAAGTTGGTAATCCAAGTTTAAAAAAATATTATGAAGGAATGGTTTAATGGCTGACCCAAAGAAAGGGACAGGTAAAAAACCAAAAGGATCAGGGAGGAGACTATACACAGATGAAAATCCGAAGGACACTGTACGTATTAAATTCGCGACTCCGCAAGACGCCAGGGCGACTGTGGCGAAGGTTAAAAAGGTATCTAAACCGTT